CTATTGGTGGTATCCTTGGTGGATTACTTGGTGGTTTTGGTGGAGCAACTCTAGGTGGTGGTATTGCTGATAGTGCAACTGGTGCTAATAAAGAAAATGGTGGTGGATGGTTTGGTGGTTTATTTGGCGGTAAGAAAGATGTTGCTGAAACTAGTAACGATGGTGGATTAACAGATACTGCATTTGGTGGAGAGTCTAAAAATGACCCTAAAGCTGATGCATTGACGAAGGTTATCGAAAAAAGCACTAATGCTAGTAGTATAAAAGAAACTCTTAAGATGGGTGAAGCACCAAGTAAAGAGTTTATGGATAAAACTAGAAATACACAGATTAGTAAACTAAAGTTCCTTCAAAAGAGAGCTGCTTCCCCAGAAGCTAAAGCAGAATATCAAAAACAAATAGATAATCTTAAGGCAGGTGGAGATGGTGGAACATATGTCAATAGTAATAGTTCCAGCAAAGCATCAACCACTATTACTGATATGGGAAATATTTCCAATGTATCTTCCAATTCTTCTACTCCATTCATGGCAACATCTGCAACACCAGATAATTCAAATCAGGTACTTGCGTCATCTGCATCAGTTTCTATGAATGAAAAACAGGGTGGTGGTAATACTGTTGTTAATAATTACTATTCTGGTGGTGGTGGAGAACAACAAGGTGTTAATCCTAATGGGGTTAGTGCTGGAATTAGTATGAGTGGTACTGGAACAGAAATGTATCAAAAAGTCAATATTGCTAACTTATGACAAAAGAATTCCAAAATATTACTGATTTTTCTCTTAGAAGTGTTTCCATTACTTCTGTTGGTAGTAATAATGCATATGAGATTAAACAGATGGTCAATACATTCTCTTATGTTGAGAGTTTAAATAGTCCATTTGTTGCTGCTACACTTACTATTGCTGATAGTGCTGGATTATTGAACGATCTACCTATTCAAGGTGGAGAGACTGTTAGAGTCATTGTTGAGACTAGTTCTTCTGATGATCCAGTTGTATATGATCTAATAGTATGGAAGATTGGCAATCGTTATGCTAAGAATCAAACTCAAGCATATACTTTGGGTTTGATTTCAGAAGAAGCATTGAATAATGAATATACTAGATTGATTAAACCCTTAAACGGAACTGGTGATTCTATCATTATAGAAATGTTAAATGAGTTGGGTACTAAAAAAGAAATATTTTCCGAACCAACAGAATTCAAATTTAAGTTTCTTCCTAATAATAGAAGACCTTTTGATATTGCCTCTACTATTGCAGTCAAATCTATTGCAAGAGGTGGAAAGATAAGTGGTACGACTAAATCTAAGAATGAAAGACAAAAGGTTACTGGTAGTGCTGGATTCTTCTTTTATGAGACTAAGAGAGGATATAATTTCTTTTCAGTAGACAAATTACTAGCAAAGAATGATCAGGACACTTGGGGAGAATATATTGAGAAACCAGCAAATCAGTCGGATGGTGCTGATGATAGGTTTACTATATCACAGGCAGTATTTAAGTCTGAAGTAGATGTCATGAAATCATTGAGGAAAGGTAAATATTCTTCTTTGATGGTATTTTTCAATCATTCTACTGGACAATATCACGAATTCATGTATAGTCTAGAGGATGCTTATAAAACCATGCCTCACCTAGGATCTCAAAATACACCATCAGTCATTAAAACAGCAGATGCTGACAGAACGGTGTCTGACTACCCAACTCGGATTATATCTAGTATACTGGATCATGAATCGTGGTACAATGATCCCGATATTGCTTCATACGATGAAGAAGACGGAGCAGAAAATCCAAGTGAATTTTGTGACTTTCACAAACACTATGCTGCTCAGTCTCTTATGCGTTATGAATTGCTTAGGAATCAGTTAGCTGAAATTGTAATTCCTGGTAATTCAGGAATATGTGCAGGTGACAAGATTGATATCAAACTTGTTAATAAAGTACCAACAGTACAAGCGAGCGGTGAACCATATGATCAAGAAAGTAGTGGAGTCTACTTGATTGAGGAAGTCACACATACTTACAATTCTACTGAATCTACCAATGGAAGATTCGTGACTACACTAAGGTTAGCGAGAGATTCTCACGGTGACATAGATTCCAACCACGGCACTAAATAAAAACAGAGGTAACTATCTACTATGAAAAGCATAGAAGACCACATACAAAAAGACCAAGAGATCTTACAAGATCCTACAACTAATCCACAGATGCGTCGTCATATTGAAGGCGAATTGCATGACTTAGAAGATTATGTTTCTCATCATGCATCAGAGATTAAAGCAGGAGACCATCACGATCCTAACACAATAGAACTATGGTGTGATCAGCATCCAGACGAGCCTGAGTGCTTAGTCTATGATGATTAATTAATATGGATCAGGTATTATCAAATTTAATACCTTCCCAAAGGATTGGACAAGATGGTTTCCAATGGTGGGTCGGTCAAATTGAAGGAACCGCTTCTGATGAACAGAACAACAAAGGCGGTTACAGATTCAAGGTAAGGATTGTCGGGGATCATCCTGGCGATCCTGAAATCCTTGGGACTGATGATTTGCCATGGGCAACTGTGATGATGCCTGTTACAGCACCATTTATTCCTGGTAATTGTGGTGGAGCACACCCACAACTAGAGATTGGTTGTTGGGTGATGGGGTTCTATATTGATACTACTGAGAAACAAAAACCCATTATCATGGGTTCTATTGGACAAACTCCTGGTGCAACTAAAGTCTTTGTAGAAAGGACACCAGAAACAAAACCGTTTACTACAGCAGTTGGACAACTTAATATACAGAAGGTTGGTAAACCAATTCAAAAAGGAACAGATAAGAACACTGCTACTGGTGGACTATCTGATGGAACAAAAGATGGAGACGGTAATGAGAGGGTAGGAGTACCACCAGCAAAGATTGCACCATTGAAGAATGGTCTACCACAATCAGAGGATTGGTGTCAAGGTAAAGCAGAGAAATGTGATGAAGAAGATATGATGTCATCGATGACAAATATCATGGGAGAATTTCTTGCTGCAGTACAGGCTAATAATGGTAATGTTGGAACTTATCTTGTTAACGAAGCAACTGGTGAGTTCTATGATAGTATTAGCATAGCAAGAGGTTATGTTAATAAGGCAATGACTGTTGTTAATGAGTTTGTTGCTAGGATAAAGGGATTTGTTATTGAGACTATTAGTAAAGCAGTAAAAAATCTTATCAAAGCATTATTACACCCTTCAGATACTGGTAATGCATTGACACCTGTTACTGAGTTCTTTAATAACCTGCTAAAGCAACTGGGTTGTTCTATTGCTGATCTTGGTGACAGATTGGAAGCATGGTTAACCAATGTTCTAATGAGTCTAATCCAACAGGTCTATCAGTCTGTTGCATGTCAGGTTGATGCATTAGTTAATGGTATCATGTCTAAGATCAATTCATTGATGACTGAATTACTAAGTTCAATTTTAGGTCCATTGCAATCTATTCTTGGTGCTATAGCAAAACCACTTGATATGATCGGTCAAGCAATCAATAAGGTATTAAGTCTTCTAGGAATTACTTGCTCAGGACCAGACAGATCATGTAGTGATACTAAACAGGTCTGTACTAATGGAGGATCAACACCAAAAGAGGAAGGTGACTTCTTAGATAATCTACTTGATAGTATTGATAATTTATTTCCATCAACAGGTGCTGATTATACTCAGTATGTTTGTGGTGATGCATTCAAAGGTAAGAGTTTAAGTATCACAACTGTAGGATTTACTGGTGGTGTTCCTAAAGGTGGAACATATACTGGTAGTATTCCAGACTCAACGACACCAGAGGCTGGTGATAATAAAGGTGTTAAGCAAGATAAGAGAATTGTATATGATATTCAAGATATAACTGTAAATGAAGGTGATATTGCACGTTTCAGGGTAACTCGTAGTGGATATAGAGAAGTAGCATCGTCAGTTACATTCAAGACTTTAAAATATCAGGGAACTGCTGAAGAGAATACTGATTATCTTCCTGTTGATGATATTGTAGGATTCGCACCAGGTGAAATGTTTAAGGATATTCAAGTAAGAACTCTTACATCAGTTGAGCGTGAACAAGATGAAGAGTTTATGGTTCTTATTAGAAAGAACACACCAATGGAAGGTTCTGATGTTCAGACAAGATTTAAGAAGAATGTTGCTATTTGTACTATTACAGAACAGGCATTAAAGGATAACAGAAATCCATATCGATCACCAAATAATAATCCATTCAGTGATATTGGAGAAACATTTACAGAAGAAGTGACTGGTACTCCTACAGATGTTATTACTGATGATGGTGGTGAAGATCTTGATGATGATAATATTGATGATAACACTGGACTCCCATTAGAACCTCAAGTCAGTGTTACTGCTGATAGAAATACATGTCCAGAGGGTGAGTTTATTAGGTATGATATCTTCACTAAAAATATTGATAATGGAAGTAGATTATACTTCACGTTAACTGGTAATGGTATTGATGCTGATGATATTATTGGTGGCAGTACAACTGGTAGTTTTACTATCAATAATAATCAAGGTTCTGCAACAGTTGGTATAGAAGAAGATGGAGTTGTAGAAGATGCAGAAATTTTAAGGTTTACTGTTAATGGAACTGGTGCTTTCGTTGATGTTATTATTACTACTCCCACTGAGGATTTTGATGAGGGTGTTGGAGATGATCCTTCTACAGTAACTGTTCCATTTACTCAACCATTTGTTAGCACACCAGATATTATTACTGATGATAATGGTGGCATCATTGATATTCCTGTATCTAATCCTGGTTCACCATGGGCAGAACCACCATATGTTTTCATTGTTGGTGAGGGTATTGGTGCAACAGGAACTGCTCTACTAGATCAAGATGGATTTTTAACTGAGATTAGAATTAAATCTCCTGGATATGGATATAAGAAGAACTTACAGGATGATAACCAAAAGAGATGTATCGTTGATACTTACACAGTAATAAGACCAGGTGCAGGATATACTTCAAAACCAACCATCTATGTTGATGGTGTCAAAGATGCTGCAGAAGCAATCATTGATCCTGAGACTGGATTTGTTATTGGTGCTAGACCACTTGATAAAGTAACTACCTATAATAGATTCCCTGAGATTATTATTGTAGGTGGAGGAGGTTATGGTGCTAAATTACTCCCATCACTAGCATGTCTAGATACTCCAACACTTGCTAATATTGGTTCTACTAAGATTGGAACTGGTCGTTACGTTGATTGCCCATAATGACTAAACCTGCATCTCAATACGCAACTACGATTGCAAAACCCACAACTCCAGATGAAACACAGGAGTTAACTGATAATCCTAAATTTTTAACATGGCATAAAGGATGTTTGACAAAATCAGAGATATATGAGAGACTATTACCAGATGGTGTATCTGGTGCATTACGCATAGATGGACCAGATGCCAGTTCAATAGTCCAAGATAGTCTAGGATGCATTAAACTTATTACAGGTCAAAGAAACAAAGAGAAGGGACCTGGTAGTGGTAAACTATGTGTTCATACTTGGGGTTATCAAGCAAAGCATGAATATAGATCTGATCTAGAGTTCATGGCAGGTGATGATAAAGAAGGTCAAGCATTAAACGTTCTGGTTGAGGGTGATTATGTTGAACAAACCAAAGGTGGTGAAAGATTCATCCGAGCACAGAAGATTATTATAGAAGCATCCGAAGAATTATTACTGATTGGTAAAACTCAGGTTAATATCCAATCAGGAACTGATGGCGGTGGTGCTATATACATGAATGCTGGTACTATTGAAAGAGTTACCGATAACGATAAGGAGATTATTACTGGTCAGAAGATGACATTTGGTGTCAGTGAACAAACTGCTATCCAATTTGATCCTAGAGGATCACAAAATATTGTTTCTCCAGGTCACGTCAACCACTCAATTATGGGTGACTATAAACAGTGGATTGGTGGTATAGAGCAACATATTGTTGCTGGTGGTGTACCAGTACCACCATTGATCAAATCAAGAGACTCAGCATACTCTGTCAAAACTGTTATTGGTGGACAGAAGTATACCTCTGCAGACTTTATTGACAGCACAGCAGGATTGAATTACTCAGTTACTGCAGGTGGTGCTGCAAATATCACTGCTGCTGGTACAGTCAACATTACAGGTGCATTAATTTTACTTAATTAAAAACTATGATTTTTTGGATTGGATTCTTCGTCATGTTCTTCAATGAAGGATTTGTTATGATGAGACACGTATCACCTTTGTTCGCAAGACAAAGAGATAAATTTATTAAAAAGTATGGTGCTAATGTATGGTATAGATTCCATGGCACACTTGATTATACTTGGATGGGACTCGTGACTATTGGTTTAATAGTAAACTCAAGTAGAATACTACACATAATGGCATTGATAACCTTCTGGACATTATCTTTCATAATATTTTACTTACCTCGCTGGATTACACGCAAATGAACGACCTCACCGTCACAATATACTTGATAATGTTCGTTAGTCTCATGGGAGCAACATTTGCATTCATGTATACTATGATGGTATCAACACTTAAAGATTTTAATGAAGTCAATAATCCCAGAAGACGTAGAGAGAAAACCGTATTACCAGCACCTCACCCTGAGATGGAAGGAGTTGCTTATGGAGAGGAATTGCTAGTATTCAGAAGCGAAGACGATGATTCAGACGATGATTGATAAGTAAAACTTATGACAATGGTAAGATATACTCATTGACCAACTGGCACAAGCCCCCTTGATTTTTGGGTAAATGTATCATAAATTACTTTTATAGCAGCAGAGAATAGTATCAAGTCTTTTAATAAATCACTTGACGCCCTCTGCATCATATGCTATAATTTTCAAGCAATCGAGAAATCGGTTCTCCATCTGCGGGTAATCACTCCGCAAGTAAATTACAAGGTAAAAACAAACATGTCTATCAAATCAACAATCGCTGCAATAGCAGCATCTCCATTCCTTCTCGCTGGTGCAGCTTTTGCTGGTCCTTACGTGAATGTTGAAGCTAACTCTGGTTGGACTGGTACAAATTATACTGGTACTAACACAGACCTTCACATTGGTTGGGATGGTTCTCTTGGCGAAACTGCTTCATACTACGTACAAGGCGGTGCAACTGTAACAGCTCCTGATGGTGCTGATGGTGATACAGTTCCTTCTGGTAAGGCAGGTATCGGTGCAAGTCTAACTGAAGGACTTGGTGCATACGGTGAAGTTTCTTTCGTTGGATCAGGCGTAGAGAACGTTGACCGTGGATACGGTGCTAAAGCAGGACTTAAGTACAGCTTCTAAGTTGCACACTTCAGTCTAATTTGATATAATAACAGGGAGTCTTCGGACTCCCTTTTTTATTCTAAATATTTGGGAATTGAATTCTAATATGCTATCAACTCAATACCGCCTTCGCTTAGAAGGCATATGCAAAGACATTGCTTCTGGCAGTGAAGTAAGTATAGATGATATGATATGGGCACAGAAATTAGCAAAATCAAATACTTCAGCAAGAGGTATGTTAAATCAAGCAAGAAGATTAAGTACAGATCCAACAGATTCTTTTCTGAATAACTTGAATATTGGAGACCCCGATTCAAGTAATCACCGTAGGGGTTTCGGATCTCCAGAAGATGTGGTAGACTGGTTCCACCAAGAAAGATCTGACGATTGGAGACAGAGAGACTAATGCCAACACAATCCGAATTAATGCATTATCGCTTACAGGCGATGATACGTGAATACAATTTTCCCGAACTTCAGTATCTGGGTGTTAAACCAGATAGTATTGGTGTGGATCAACACTGGTATAGTATTAATGGTAATCCTGTTCCTGTTGATGCAATAACTGAACTAGAGGATGTCGAGGAGATAGAAGATACTTGACAATATAGATAAAATTGGGTAAAATGGATGCACGACCACAGAATCGTTATGCACTTACTTTTACCCATCATCTGTATTATTCTAATTAGTACAGCAATTGTTTACTCTGTTATTCAAAAGTATGACCCTCACTAAAACCGTAGAAGAGTCTTTAAGAGACGCACAATCACATATGCGTAATGCATTAGCATTCGCTGCAAGGAGTGAGAAACCTTATGTTAGTAAGCACATTGCTGATATGCTTGCTGGTATAGATAATCTCATCGATTCATCATTTTTACTTGATACACTAGAGGAATATAACAATGAAGAAGACATTCACTAAAATTGATAAGAAAGGTCGTGAGGAGACATGGGAGTGGGAAGAGACTCCTGAATTAAAAGAGTACATCAAAAGAACAATGAAATCTAAGGTTTATCCCAAACCTATTCGTAAATGAAGCATATTGAATTTCCTAACTACGGATTTATCTTTGATGAAATGCCTGATAGTGTTGTAAAGAAAGTTCGTAGTTTATGTTCAGCAGCAAAAGACTTTGGTAAATCTCAGAATGATAAACTTGCTGGACAGTTAGAGGAAGAGTGGTATATTAATCCTAAATTAATTGATCAGGAAGTTAGAGAGTATATTCTACAAAACGTTCGTGATTATACTGAACGTTGGAATTATCTTGACTCTATGAGGGTAAACACTTCAGATCGTGTTATTGATATTGGTACCATGTGGGTTAATTATCAAAAGAAAACAGAGTTTAATCCAATCCATTATCATGATGGTGTGTTTAGTTTTGTTATGTGGATTGATATTCCTTTTTCATATGAGGAAGAGGGACAGATACCACTTGCAAAGAAATCTAATAAAGCACAGTGTGGTAAGTTTCAGTTCCACTATATTAACATGTTAGGTGGGATAACTAATCATGCTGTAGAAGCAAAGGTAGGTGATTTTGCTTTGTTCCCTGCTGGTTTAAATCATTCTGTATCTCCATTTTACACATCAGATGGATACAGAATTTCTGTCTCAGGCAATTTATATTATATTACTTAGTTAAATATTACCAAGCGAAACTTTGGCAATGGGTAATTTTAACAGGTATAGGGTCAGTAAAAAACATGTCTTTGTTGACAACGATCCAGTTTTGATGTATTATGTAGAGAACATACCATTCGCCTTTGATTCCCTTGAAAAGGATCAGAGAGAAGATAAGTGGGTGTTATCTGAAGCAGCAATCAATGAAAGTTATACCTTAGATGATATTCTTAGGTTCTCTGATTACTTGGCTGCTGAAGAATGTCATCCAGTATTGTTTGACTTAGACCTAATTAACCCTGAAGTATTACCTGATGAACACTTTTCTTGAATTATTTGAAGGCACTTTTGCTAACAGACGTCAAGCACAGAGTCATCCTACTCGTTATGCACACATTCGTGTTACACATCGTAGAGTTAAAGACAACAGGTTTTATGGTGAGCAAGCATACAATTATCTTTTGAATCGTCCTTACAGACAATTTGTTATTGACGTAATTGATGAGGGTGAATTCATTCGCCTTAAAAATTATGAGATTGTAAACCCCAGTTTATATGTTGGGTGTCAAAATCTAGAAAACCTTACCGATGATGTTTTAACATATCGAGAAGGTTGTGATCATATTATGAAACAAACGGGAAAGTATTCCTTTGAAGGTAAGAACGATGGATGTGAATGTTATGTTCAACGTGGTGCCCAAAAGACCTATGTTGCGAATGAAGTAAAACTCTCTAAAGAGCATTACAGTGTTTTAGACAGAGGTCTCCACGTTGATAATCATACGAAAGTATGGGGATCTGATTGGGGTCCATTTAATTTTACTAGACAAGATGCTTCCGTACAATCTTAAAGAAACCTATCAGATCACTCCTAACGCAGAAGCAGCGGAGTTCATTCAAGCAGAAGTACAAGACTATTTTGGTTATGAACAGAAATCAAAACGAGAAAAGTATGCTGATGTTTGGATCACCAAGAATGAAGGTATCAATGTAAAAACTGATAACCTTCTATCACAACAGAACAAAGGTCGTCTCTGTACTGCTGAAGTTAATCAGTGGTTGAGGGATCCAAGTAACAATCTTAAGTTCTTGTTTATTGAATACAGGAATGAAGATGGACTACTCACTTTGGTATCAACTCAAGAAGTTTATATCGAGGAGGTAGTTTATGAAATTTGTAATCAGGGTCGTGGTCTCCTACAACCCAAAAGAAATAAAGAAGGTAAGGTCATTCTAAGAGATCGTATTAGTAGAGATGAGTGGATGGAAGAGTTTAAGGTTAAATACTCTGAGTTTGTGGGCAAGCAGATTGCACGATTCAGAAAATACGAATCAGAATGGTGTTGACATTATTTTTCTTTATGGTATAATACTACAGTACACAATACAAAACTATGGCTAAAGGACCAACCACAAGCGTTTCCAATGCTAAACTACATCACTTGCTAAAAATAGCAGACACTTACTGTATCAAAGCAGAGAAGGGTGAGTGGGAAGTTGAAAAAGGAACCTACCAAGCGATTAAAAGAGCAGTAGATCATGTCAAGACAGAGATGTTTAAGCAAGGTCGTCAGAGAAAGAGAACCATGAACATCAATTATATTGCTGATGAGGAAAGAAGATCAATGGTCAGCAGATTAAACACAGAAGATTAATTAAATTTAAAAAGGGGGTTGACACCCTCTTTTTTTATGCTATGATATTAGAGTCTTACATATACAAACATATGACAACTCGTGATGAAGCAGAATTTCTTACAGATCAATACTTATACCATGCGGTACAAAGTGTTGATGCTAGACTTGGTGAGGGTTATGCAAGAAAGAATCCTCAGTTAGTATCTACTATGGTGTCTCTTACCGCAACAGAACATCAACGAATCCTGACACTTGATGATTAAATTAAAAAGGGGGTTGACACCCTCTTTTTTTATGCTATAATATATTTGTTGAATCGACGGGTTCGACAAGGGTGTGACAGAATAACGCTTGTGGAGGCACGGCGTATTGTATATTAGGACAGGGGTGGTGCCCGCTGCGTATCGCAGAACCTTTACCATAGGGTCCGAAAGTCTGAGAGTCCTACTATTCACATTAGTGATTCCCTCTCAGTGAAGGTATAATGTAATCCTTTCACCCACCACACAATTCAGTTAATATCATGGTTACTCTGAGAGAACAACTACACTACATCTACATATGTGTTAGAGAAGTAACCTTGATATGCCTTACAAAAATAAAGAAGAAAATCGTAAATATCAGCGTGAGTGGGCTAGAAAGAATTCAAAGACTCGTAAAGCAAATCAAATTAGTCATAAGAGGAGAAAGCAGATAGTAGAGGATGCAAAGAAGCATCCTTGTATAATATGCAATAAAGATTTTAATCCTGTGGTAATGGATCTTATTCATGTGGATCCAGAACCTCAAAAATATAGTGTATCGAAGTTATTGCAGTATGCTAGTTACAAGACATTGAAGGAAGAAATAGATAAGTGTGCTCCAATATGTTCAAACTGCAATAGATTACTACAGAATGGGTATGTAGAGCTACCCGAACTCGTTGTTATGCCATAGGGTTCAAATCCTCACATAAAGAAATCATAGAACCACACAGTATTTTCAGTTGTTAACTGGTATAAATAAATCCGAGGATAAAGTATAGAAGTAGGTCATGCCATTAACACGTTTGGATAATCTTATCAGCAGTAAAACTGGTAAGTATCTTTATGTTTCACCTGATGATTTTAACGCAACGGATGCGTTATCAAACAGAGGTAATTCACCTGTAACACCATTTAAGAGTATTCAGAGAGCATTCCTAGAGATTGCAAGATACTCTTATCTACCTGGTTCAAACAATGATAGGTTTGACCAGTTCAGTATCATGTTGATGCCTGGCATCCATTATATTGATAACAGACCTGGTCTTACTGATACTACAGGAATCGATGTATTTGGATTTGATCAAGCATCAAATGCATGGACTGATGATAGTATACTTGATATTTCTAATCCTGATAACATACTCTATAAATTTAACAACACTGAAGGTGGTGCCATTATTCCTCGTGGTTCATCACTTGTTGGTTATGACCTAAGAAGAACTGTTGTAAGACCTCTATTCGTTCCTGACCCTACAACAACGGAACGTGAAATTCCTCGCTCTGCAATCTTTAACGTAACTGGTGGTTGTTACTTCTGGCAGTTCACTATTAAAGATGGACAAACATCTGCTGAATCTCCTCTATTCAATTCCGTAGAAGGAACTGGTGAAGTATACTATGATCCTACTGACTTCACTAAGAAAGCAGCACCAAACTATTCTCACCATAAACTAACTGTATTTGAATACGCAGACGCAGAAGAGTTGTCTCTATTCTACAGAAAGATTGCTAAGGGATTCTCATCATATCAACCTACAATCGATGATCCTGGTGAGTTTTCTGCTAGAGTTCAAGAGAACAGAATTGTTGGACCTTTGTCTGACTCTAGAGTCGTTGAATCATTTAAGTTTAATGATGCTACAACTATCCCTAGTATCCCTGCATCTACATCTGAAATTGAAGTAACAACTAAAGTTGACCATGGATATTTTGCTGGTCAATTTATTGCTATTTCTAATACAGAAATTGATAGTGTACTTGAGGGTATCTTCCCCATCAAACGTATTGATGAGAATGATCCTCGTAAGTTTACCTATGAAGTAGCAGAAGTTGTTAGTGCAATTGGTACTGGTATTGCAGCAGGTAATACTATTGATACTGGCACAACACCTGCACTAGGTGGTAACGCACTAGCATTAGCAGAAGTTGACTCTGTTGAATCTGCATCTCCATACGTATTCAACTGCTCCATCAGATCTACATGGGGTATTTGTGGTATATGGGCAAATGGTTTGAAAGCCACTGGTTTCAAATCAATGGTTATCGCTCAGTACACTGGTGTATCTCTACAGAAAGATGATAGATCATTCATTAGATATGATGAGTATAGTAATACTTGGAACCAAGCATCACTTGTAGATGCATTTGCAACAGTACCTTATCACACTAAGGGTGATAGTTACTGGAAGGATGAGTGGAGAAACTTCCACGTTCGTGCATCTGAAGATGCATTCATTCAGTGTGTTAGTATCTTCGCTGTTGGTTATGCTGATCACTTCCTAATGGAAAGTGGTGGTGATATGAGTATCACCAACTCTAACAGTAACTTTGGTAATACATCACTACATGCTATTGGTTTTAAAGGTTTCGCCTTTAACCAAGATAAGGGTGGTTACATTACTGACATCATCCCACCACAAGTAATTTCTACTGATGCTGCTAATGTCAAGAAGACTCAATATTATACTATTGATATTCAAGGCACAGTTGCTGATCCAACTAACTTCACTAAGTTGTTCCTAGGTAGTGATGACATTGCAGATCCATTAAATCGTCCTGCTGTATCAATTGGTGGATATAGACTTGGTGCTAAGGGAGGAGAAAAACTATTTGTTAAACTAGATCCAGCAACTGCTGGTGGTACAGAAGAGTTTGATGTATCTCTAGAACCAACTGGTTTTGTTAAGTATATTGCAGCAGCATCTATTCTTAATCCTTCTGGATTTGCTTACAATAGCATATATGCTGACGCTGCTAACTTAATTGAAAGCAACCGCACGATGATCCAAGAGGAAGTCTTCGGTTATATTATTGAGAAATTCCCTGCATTACAAGATCTTTCTTATGTTAATCCTGGTAGAGATCCTAATGCAAACCGTTACAATGATGCACGTAATCTCATCATCAGTAACAGACAAGATATTGTTAATGATACATTAACATCACTTACTGCTTTTGAGCCTACTTCAACAGTTACTGCTGAAGATATAGGTGAGATGGTTGATGCTATTGCAGAAGACCTTAGAGATGGTGGTAACTTTAATGTTATTACTTTAATTCAGTCATATTTTACTGGCACTGGTACTTTAATCAAGTATAACGGTGAGCAAGAGAATATTATCTGGGCAATGAACAGATGTAGAGATCTGTGTAAGCAAGCATCATCTAACTTGTTAGCAGTTAAGGCAGATCTATTTGATCCAGACTCAGCTAGTTTACTTGCTCCTTATGGTGGACTACCAATCGGTACTATCACTGCTGGTAAGACTGGTTCACAAGCAGAGGAAGATGGTGACACAACCAATGGTCTTACTCTTGACCCTGCACAGAAGATTGATCCTGGTGCTAGGTTCAGAGATACTTATAGACTAATCAATAACAACAGAGATTATATCTTAGACAATGCACTTGCTGAGATTACAGTTTATGATGAGGCTCCATTCTACTACTTCCCTGGTGATCCACAAGAGACACAGTATTCAAGATTTAAGACTGCATATCGTTTGATAAGACGTAACAAGGAAGGTGCATTGGATGCAGGTATTACAGCAATTCAGACACAATATCCAGCATTCCAGTTCATAGGTGGTTCACCTGAGAAGTGTAAGAGAGACCTAGGAATCTTCGTTGATGCAATTGCAATGGACGTCTTCTTAGGCGGTAACGAGTGGACTATTACATTCATCGAGAAGTATTTTAATGGTGGTGGTGCTTGGATTGGTGGTGGATTAGAAGGAGAAGAGAATGAATCTATTGTTGGTTTTAATGGTGCTAGAGATTATCTACAGGAAGCAGTATCTAACCAACTCTCTAATGGGTATCAAGATAATACCCTATCACCAGGTGAATCTGTCTATGGTGATGGTAATGGTGATGTAAGCAATACAGATCCTACTGCATGTACTGACGTTCAGAACGCAATTGCTACACTAACTTCTATTGTTACTCAGGTTATTAATGATGGTGATCCTGATACAGTTAGAAATCCTTCTAACCCTAATTACGTAAGTCCACAATCTCGTGTTCTACAAACAAACGAGAACAAGTGTCGTAGAGACATTGCTTTCATTGTTGATGCAGTAATGCAAGATTTATGGTTCGGTGGTAATGCTTACTCTATCTCAATGGCAAAAACGTTCTTTGATCGTTTTGGCAATCCAATTAATAATGGTTTAGTTGGTGAGGAAGCACAAGCAATTACTGCATTTAGACGTGCTGCTAATGCTATTAATGATGCTATTAACAACCAATTATATTATTCTGATCAAGCAATTACTCTTGATACTGTTGGAGAACCTCCAATTGTATCTGATACTAATGCAGACGCAGCTCGTTTGCTTGATGGTAACAAAGAATGGTTAGCAGAGGAAGCATACGAGCGTATGATTGCTAATCCACTATACTCTTCTTATGAACCACAAGCCCAGAATACTAAGCAAGATTGTTTAGATGACATTGTTAATATCCTTGAGCAAATTACGTATGATATTAAGTTTGGTGGTAACGCTAAAACTTATGATTCTGCAGAGATTTACGTTACTAACGTCATGCCTTGGTTTGGTACTGACAAGAAGCGTAAGCAATTCACTCCAACAAATGTAACTTATACTCCTAACACTGGTGATCTAGTATTAACTATTCCTGGTCATGATATGACTACGGGTAACTATGTTAGATTTGAAGACAATAGTTTGACCTTTACCTGTGGCATGGATAATAACCAGGCACAGAAGACTTATCCTCGTGCTGGTGCAGATCCTTCTGCTGGTAACTGGGTTCAAATTACTGCTGCTACTGCTAGTAGCATAACATGTAATGTTGGTGCAACTGGACCTAACGTTAGTTACACTCCTACTAACATATTATACAACTCCACTTCTGGAGTGATGGAAATTACCGTCGGTTCTGGTCATGGATTGAGTGTTGGTGAAGGTGTGATGATTGCTAACAACTCTCTAACATTTACATGTGATCAAGATAGCAACCAAACTAACCACACATATCCTCGTGTTGGACAGGATCCTTATGCAGAACAATCCTTTACTATTACTGCAATTAGCGTTAGCACTATTACTGTTAATGTTGGTGTTGCAGGAACTGCAGCTGGTGTACCACACGCATTTGTAAGTGCTTTATCTGGTTGTGTTACTCATTCACCACAGACTACACATACATTTGTATCTGCAACAACTGACTGTGTTAATTATGGTTTAGCAGCTGCAACATTCATTGATCCTGAGCGTGATGAAGCAAAAGAAGTATTCAATCAGGTAAGAGCTCTTGTTCCTGATGTACTTAGAAATATTGAAATTATCAATACTGGTTCTAATACATTACAACAGTTCACTGATGCTGCTATTGTTAGTGATTGGGGTGAAACTGAAGTTGGAACTCCTACTGATGCAACATATGATCCTGCTACTGGTATTCTTGCAGTAACTGTTACTGGTCACGGTCTTTCAAATGGAGATAGGATTCAATTCCTACAAGAATCTTTAACATTCACATGTGAGTGTGATGGTAACTATGAGAACCAAGTATATCCACGTACATCTGATCCATCATTTGACTCATGGTTAGAGGTTGCTAACGCAACTGTAGATACTTTTGAAGTTAATGTAGGTACATCACCTTTTGTTAACTATAACGTAACTAATGCAACATATGATGCTGCTACAGGTCTTCTTAATCTTAACATTGGTTCTGGTCATGGTTTAACAACCAATACAAAGATTAAGATTGCTGATAAGTCATTGAAGTTTAAGTGTTCAATGGATGATTATGGTTCAGTACATCATTATCCTAGATCAACTGACCCTGCAGCTGGTGAAGCATTAAACATTGTAGCAACAACATTTGAAACTATTACTGTTAATGTTGGTGCATCACCTCTTGTCACATACACTCCAACTAACGGTAGTTACGATCCTAATCTAGGATTGATGAACTTAACTATTGGTGGTCACGATCTACGTGGTGCTGATAGATATACTCCTAGCAGTGCAGCATACAATCCTACTTCAGGATTCATGACAATAACCATTGCAGATCACGGGTTTGTAGATGGTGAAGTTATTCAAATTACTGATCTAGGATTAACCTTTAGTTGCCCTGCTGCTACTGGTCAACACCAATTCCAATCTGGTTCTAATAATGGTATTGTTGATCAAAACTTAGCAGGTTATACTGCAGGTGCTGGAACTACTTACAATCCTACTACTGGTGAATT